TCTTTTTTTTATTTTTCAATTTTGCTATATTCTATATCAAACTGAAAAAAAGAAATGATACCATAACTAATAAAATTTAGTAAAATGAAAGATTGCGGATGTTATTATTTGGTTGATGTCACTCAAGGAAGCAAAGATTGGCTTTATATGAGAAAAGGTAGAATTACCATGTCAAATATTGGTAAAATTGTTGGTCATGCACCCTACTGTACTCTGTCACATGAAGATTTGGGAAAATGTTTTCGAGGTCTTTTGAAAGAAGATTTTTCCGATGAAGCCAAAAAAAGAATGGATTTAGGAAATCAGTACGAACCCTTAGTCAGAGACGCTTTGGCCAAAAAACTTGGAGTAGAAATTAAAGAGACCGGATTTGCTATTTGGAAAAAAGACCCTCGTTTTGGTGCTTCTTTAGATGGAATTATTAACGACGATGTTGGAATTGAAATTAAATGCCCAGCAAAAATGTATGGACCTATTAAAAATTTTCTGGAACGAAGAGAAAAAGGAGATGCTAAAGAAGATGAAATAAAACATATTTGGAAGTCTCAGTATGACCAGATTATTGGAAATGGAGTAATAACAGGAAGGAAATGGATGATATTTTGTGTATACTCGATAGAAGAAAAAAAGATGTTTTACCAGAAAGTTAAAGTAGATTATGATTACTGGCATAATTTTTTATATCCCAAAGCATGTGAATTCTATGACAAATATATGGTTTAATTATTATAATACTGTGATATAAAGAGAACAAAATTAAGAAATATATAGAAAAGAGAACAAAATTGACAAAATAATAAGAAAATAAAATAAATATATGATGGAAGGATTCTTGAAAGGTGTTATCAATATTCCATACAACTTATCCCCTCCTACGAAAAGAAAAAGGGAAGAAGCTTTTTATGAGGGATGTTATTATCGTGATGAAAACGGAGATTTCCATTCTACTATTAAAAAATTAGAAAAACCTCCAGATTCACAAACAGAAGATTTCGAATGGGTTTGGTGGGAATTAGCAGAAGGAGGAAGAGGAAAATGGATACAAATGTATAATGATGTTTTCAAATAGTAGTATTATATATATATATATAATATTAAAAGAAAGAAGGAAAGTCAGGAGGAGGAATAGATGGTTCTAAAATCCTAGTATTTAATTTTTGCATTCTTTTTTTGGTCATGTCAACAAATCTTTCACTTGACCGGTCTATCATTGGTTCAACAGCTAGAAGCTGATATTTTAACCGACAACATGTTTTTAAAATACCAAATTCTGTTAATATTTCTGCTCCGTTTTTTCCTTTTTTTAGTTCATTATAATATTTTCGAAAATGTTTAGCAATCTTAGTACTATCTTCATTCTCATCTCTGCAAGAACAGGTATCGTTTGGCAAGCTATAGAATTTTAATGCTTTTTTCATACTTTCCGAACTTTTAAAATCTGTCATTTTTGTTATAAAAACATTTATAATAACTAATCATTTTTCTTTTTCTCAAATAATATATAGAGAGAAAAGAAAAAGAAAGAATAGAGAGAAAAGAGAAAAGAAAAAGAAAGAATAGAGAGAAAAGAGAAAAGAAAAAGAAAGAATATAATAAAATGAGTTATTTGCAAGCCGATGTATATTATAAAAAAAAAGATGAAAAGAAAACAGGACAATTCTTAGATAGGAGAAAATTTAGAAGTCAGCAAACAGACGAAGAGAAAACATTCAAGACTATCTTAGAAACTTTTGAAAAATTTGGTATTTCTAATAGTGTTACAATATCAAGAGAATTGATGGGGATTAAGAAAATTTACCAACTTAACAAAGATTTATTAGTTCTAGCATATCTTTATTTTGAAGAAAAAGAATTTACTTTTGAAGAAATTCAGAAAAACTTTGAGGAAGATTTTGAAAAAGTATTGAATCAGGCTAGTTCAGTTAATATTTTTAAGAAACTTTTTTCCAAGAAATTGTTTTATGATTTTAGACAAGATTTTATCATGTATTTATTTTTATTGAATGATTTTTATCAAAACAGGGATGAAAGTACAGAATCTACACTAGATGAATCTTTTGGAACAAGTGAATATTATGATGATGGATTTGATCCAAAAGAAGAAGATGTTTATGATGAAATTGAAGAAGTTCCAAAAGATGAATTAGATTACGCGGAGTAACTTAAATAACTACTTTCATGGAATAATAAGAATGATAAACTTGATAAAATGAAAAGAGAACAGCTAAACCAAGAACAACAAAAGCTGTTATTCCGGTACCGTCAACTTCACTGTCTGAAATTGTTTTGGTATCTTTCTTGAGTTGATTATAAAAAATACTAATAATAACTAATGAATAGACTAAGAAAAAGAATTGAAGAATAAATGTTATTCTCAAGTTTCTCAAAACACTTAAAGTCAGCATTTTATAATACAAATATTAAAATTAATATTTGTATTTTTTATATATTTAATCTCTCTATTTATACTAAATCTAATAATGAAGCAAATCCACCTTCGTTATATCTATATAATTCTAGTGGACTTCTCTTATCAATAATATATTTTTCTGTTACTAGAATTCTATTTCCAACTTTTGAATAAATAATATAAGAATACTCTTTCATTATTTGGTAGGGTATTCTGTTTTGTAGTAAGAAATCGAGGTATTCCTTAACAGTCAAAAAATAAATATCTTTCAAAGTTTTTTCCTTCACATATGCTCTAAGATTTTCTAAATTCCAACCAAAATATTTTTCAATCATTTGGTCTTTTATCTTAGAAAGTAGATTCCAGATATTTGTTAAAGTTAGATTATATCCGCTATTCTCTTTAACAATACTCCAAACAAGTGAATTAATTAAAGAACATATTTTAGAATTTTCTTTATTATTTTGTACAAAATAAACAGCTCCATTAATACTATTTCTCCAAATAAATGGAAATTCTTTACAGATATCTTCTTCTTCGTAAATATTGTTTCTATTGGTATCTTCTTGTAAAGTTTTACTTTTCCATATTCTATATTTTTCTGCTCCTAAAATAATTTTACTAAATTTTTGAATTTTATAATCTTCTAAATTTCTATAAATATTACTAATTACACTTTTATTAATTAATTCTAACCCTTCGTATCTTTTTAAATAATTTAACATATTTCTATCTAACGAATGATAAAGTTTAGGATATAAATAAATTTTTCCATTATTAAATATTCTAGAAACATATTGTGATAGATATTGAATACCTTCTTCAACCGTTTTAATAGTTTGAGGAAAACGATAAGGAATATTTAAGTAATTTTCCGACATTACATTTTCTGATAATTTTTTATCCTCAATAATATACTTATCTCTCCATTCTTGGTAATCTATATTTTCTAATAAAAATAACCATCTAATTAACTGTAAGAAAATCACTGTATTCTTTTTACATATTTTAATATTTTCATAAGTTCTATCTACATTATTCTTACAAGAAAGTAAAATATATTCTTTGCATTTTCTTCCTCCTTGGCATGATTCTTGGCACGGTACAAAAAATCCATATTCAGAATCATTTAACGGGAACCACAAACCATCTTCTCCTTTTAAATATTTATCTCCGAAAAATTTGATTATTTCTTTCTTTGGAGCTTTTACTGTTTCATATGATTCTTTGACATTAAAAGGGAAAGTAGGTTCTATAAAAAGAGTCATTTCTTTATCTTTTTTGTATTGAAAAGTAAATGCAAAACATCTTCCGTTAGCATTAATCATCTGAGAAGTTATTAAATAATCTTTCAAAATTTTGTTCCAGTTAACATAGCTAAATGGATTCTTTCTAACAATTATTTCCGAATCTTGTTTTCCACTGACAACAATTTCTTTTTTATTACTATTAACTGTAAAATAAGACCGATTTAATATATAATTTTTAAAATATTTTGTAAACTTATTAGAAAAAATATAAGAAGATTTTGTTTCTTCCATTTCTTTTTCACTCTTAACTACTTCATAGACATTGAAGGTATTTCTTCTCAAATGTTTTAAAACTATAACAGAAGGTAAATCTTCTCTTATTTCTCGAACATGATATTTATTATTATTTGGAATTTCTAAATAGGTTTTTTCTTTATCTTTATCAAAGACAAAAACAAATATATTAACACAAAATATTAGCTCAAGTACTTTATAAAAATATTCAGATTCTAATGTCTTTTTTGAAGAAGCAAACATTTCAAAAACTTCTTCTTTGGTAAACTGATATGTCTCTTGTGAAGAAATTTGTTTTATCAAAAAACTTTTAGCAATACCAAATCTTAATCTAAAAATATAATTATTTTTTTCACTCACAGTTTCAAATTCATTATATTTTTTATAATTTCTCATGATATCCGTGAATTCAGTATTAGTCTTTTCGTTTTCAATAGAAACCATTTTTTCAATATCTGGGTAAACTTTTAACATAATGTGAAGCAAAGAAGATTTACTATTTTTAGCAACACCTTCTCTAATAAATCTTCTATTATCTATTTCTCTCAATGTATTTTCCACAAAATCTGGCAAATAACCTAATCTATCAATACTCAAAACCTTTGTGGTTTTTAAAATTCCTTTTCCTTTTCCTCTGTACTCTTCTCTCATTAACCAATATCTATTAGAATTTTTTCTAATTTCATCATAATCTCTATATAAATCTTCTGGGAAATTAGAGATATTACAACATGGAATTAATGGATATTCGGAAGAAGGATCCGGATTTTGTCTCAAAGTTAGAGTCTGGTATTCGTCATCAGGACAAGTATAATAATGTTTAGCTGCACGATGAGTTGAATCCTTAGGAGGGAATAAAACTACATTTCTCTTTTTTCCATCGTAAGTATACTTTTTCCAATCTTCAACATCTTCTTCTGGTACAATAATAGGTTGTTTTTGACATGTACAACTTCTTGCATAAAAGTTTTTAGAAAATAATTTTTTATTTTTTACAATTAATGAATCTATCTTTTTCTTAGCTTTTTGTTTTTCTGAAATAATTCTATCTTCTTCTTTTCCTCCCAAACCTTCTCCATCTATTCCGGTGTATGGTTTAGTAATAATATCATAATATAACATACTGCTAGAATCTTGGTCTTTATAATGACTTATTAATTTGGACAAGACAACCATAAACTCTTTGATTAATTGAGGAGAATGTTTTTTAGAAGAAAAATTTACAATATAACTATCGCCTTGTAACTTATTTAAATTAAAATAAATAGAATAGTTTGTATAAGTTCTTGTTTCTTCTGTTCCAACATAGTAAATTTTTAGATTTTCTTTTAATGACCTTGGTGTAGCTACTTCTCTAATAAAAAGAAATTCTGAAAAAATTGGGTCAAATAATGTCAGATAATATAATTTGGTTTCATTATAATTTTTAAATGTAATTTCAAATTGTCCTGTCATATTTTTTTCTTCGGTGGAAATGAATTTAATACTAGGGAAAAAGTTAGTAATATTCTCTTTAATAATAGATAATCCTTCGCTTGGGTATTCTAACAACATTTTGCTTGTTTCTAAATTTATAGTTAGCTTATTATTGTAAAGTTTGTTATTAATAACAATATTGTAGAAAATATAAATAATATTATCTTGGAATTCCAGTTCATCGTTTTCTTCAATATATGTTTCGTTATTATTAGCTTGGGTATAAACTTTATATAAAATTTCTCCTTTAATATTAAGACGGATAAATGGAAATTTTTCAGATACTTCAAAATTATCAAAAATTAACTTTCCGTTTTCAATATTAAAAGGATAATTATCGTCAGATATTAGAATCTCTATTTCTGTTGTATCTTCGGTAAAAGAATCAGTTAACTTATTAATATCTTGAGAAGATTTTAACGAATCTATCTTGGAATAAAATTTTTCAAAATTTTTAAAATCTTGTTTAGTCTTATCCATTAAAAATTTATAATAATTTTCAAATTTTTTAGCATAATCATCAAAAGCTTCTATAAAATAAGGTTCTTTTTTATTCGATAGGTCTTTGAACATGTTAAAATTTTCAATTAAGTATTCTTTGTCTCTATTCTTATTAGCTATATAGAACAACATAACAAAATCTGTAGGCTGGATTTTAATTCCTCTGGTATAGAAAAAATCATAATTTTCCACGATAGACATACTGTTAGAAATTTTAATCTTAGCACTTAACAAATTTCCATCTATTTTAAAAATAAATTTTTCAGGTGTTTCTGTTTTGATTGCTTTCTGATATATGTTATATTTTTCACCTTTCAAAATAATATTTTCTACTAATCTAAGTTCGCTAGAAAAAGAAGAACTCGATTGTTCAGTAGAAGTTGATTCATCGTCTGTTTCTTCTATAACTATTTCATAATCTCCTTCTAATAATGTTTCATCATCACTTACTACTATATTTTCCGATTCGGTAGATTCGTCCTCTATAATAGGTTGTAATTTTTGACCTTTTTTTCTAGATTTTGACATTCTTTTTTAGTATTCCAATTTTTTATATATCAAAAATGTTTGAGTATTATATAACTTCTATCATTCTTGTAATCACTCTCTACGTAATATATAAAAAATATTTTGATAAAGATTATTCTACGGGAGAATGGTTAGAAATTAATAAAGATATTAATTTAAAATATCATTTAGAATGGGATATTTCAGCTAATTCTAATATTAAAATTGCTAATTTTTCTGGTTGGAAAAAATATTTCTTTGGTAAAGATTTTTTTACTTCGTTAAAAAATGAAGAAATTATTGTAATGGATTTTAAGAATGACGAGGATTCTGATTGTATTTTAGATGTGTATGATGAAAAAATGAGAAATATTTATCATATTATTGATCCAGAATTTTTAGTATTTAGTACTACTGGTAATAAAAATCATTATCACTTAAAAAGAGATAGTAAATATATTTTCTTCTTGAGAAATAATTTTTTGGATAAAGGAGTTAAAACAATTTTAAGAAAATATAATAGTATTGAAAAAATCAAAAAGAAAGTTAGAAAAGAAGAAGGTTATATATGTTCCGTAGATGAGGAAAATATGGATCAAGAATATGTGGAAAAATCTGCCGAAGTTGTTGAAGCTATGAAAAAAAGAGGTTATATTTTAACAAATATGGTCGGAAGTGAACAATATTTATCTTTTCCATCTAACAATATTGGTAATAAATTATCTCTAAGAGCAGAACTTGGTGATGTTTTAATATTATTATGTACCAATAAAGAAAAAACTTGTGGAATGATAAATCATACTATCGAAATTAATTCTCAAAATAATAATTTGAATTGGTACCCAGATGACGATGAAAATATAAGTCATCTTTTATTGAATAACTGTGACCAAGACGATGTTTTTACTTTTTACGAAAGAACGACCAATGTCTCCAACGACTCAAATATATTACCATTTCATGTAATGATATTTAAAAGTGAACAAAAATGAAAATAATATTACAATATTATTAAGAAAAACAAGATGGAATTTACATTTGAAATCAGTTGGGCTGCTTTTTTTCTTATTATGATTGCTATTGGAATGGTAATTGATACGAAAGAGAAAAAGGTAGAAAAAGTTAACCAGATTGAATCAGATAATATTATTAAAACATTTGAAGAATATCATATATTTTTTAAAGATTTTATGAAAAAGAATATTGAAAGTAATAGAAAGCTAAATGAAGAAAATAAAAATTTGAAACAAAGAATTCACAAAATGCAAACTCGTTCTATGGTTGAAAAAAGATAAATTATTTATATTTCATTATAAATAATAATCATGAAGAAGAAGAGAAGAAGAGAAGAAGAGAATATATAAGAAAGTAAGAACATTATTTGTAATCATCCAAATTGAAAGACTCCATCTTGTCGAGTTTCAACTCTATAATAATTCCATTAGTCTCTCTGACCCATTTTCTTATTTGTGTCATATGTTTTTTAGTAATCGGATGCTTGTCGTTGAAAATTACTACATTTGGTTTTTCTGCTCTCATTCCGCGACCTCTGACTTGTTCAAAAGGAGCCCAACTGGCAAAAGTGTACAGCATAATTAATAAATCTGAAGGACGACCATCATAATCATCACAGAAATTTGCCTCATCAAAACCAACTCCCATCTTACTACCAGTTCCCAACAAAATGTTTCTGGTTTTGTAATTTTTGATAGTTCCGTAAAGTTCAGAAGATTCTAATCCCATCTCTTCTAATGAGGAATGTAATAATTTACAGTGTTCCTTTCGATTTCCAGCTACAATAGTCTTGTAATGTTGATTTTCTTTCAAAATATCTAAGATAATCTGATTTCTTTCTTTGGATGTTGTTTGTTTTGAAACTAACTCTTGAAAAATATTCTTAACATTTTCCATTTCATATTCTAGATTAGTCTGTATAATAAAAAAATGATATGGCTTATCACTAATTTTTTGAATATAATGAGTCCCGCAAATGCTCTGTATTACCTTCTCCATCCCATTATCCTTTTTTGGGGTGGCAGTCTCAGCGATTATATATTTCGGAGAAAAAGAAAGTAGCGGTTTTACTTTTGATGGAGCACAAAAACAATGTGCTTCGTCGATAATCAAAACACCGATTCTATCTTTCATTTCTTGCGGAATCTTATCAGTTCTCCCATCCATACACACTAAAATTTTGGCATCCTTTTTCAATTTATTATCAACAAACCAAACATCATCATCTCCGAATTCAGAAAAATACTGTTTGAAACTCTTGACCCACTGCTTTCCAACATTATCTCGATGGACTAAGACACAAGTTAATTTATTCAGATACCAACTTAACATAACTCCCATAAAAGTTTTTCCAAATCCAGGATACAAAGCGATGGTGACAGTATTGTGTTGTTTTAGATACTTGATAGCTTCTTTGAAAGGTTCTTTTTGTCGATCTAATAATTTTCCAGTAAATTTACCATTTGGATCTTCATAAATATTAGCGTAGGTTTTATCCAAATTAAATTTCTTTTTGAAGAACATACAAGAAAAATAATAGGGTAGATGTGTTACTCCTTCTGTGGTATAATACATTCTAATTTTTTCTTCACTGGGTGTATAGTTACTAAATTTTTGAAATTTTTGAAGATTATTTTTTGGTGTAAATGTTAAAATTTTGGCAATCTTGTTAGAAATATCATTATCTAATTTTTTCAAATCAAAGACAACTGACATTTTGTTTCTTTTCATTATATATAATGTTTCATTTCTATTTTTCATTATTATAACTAAATTTGATTTTTTTAATTAAATTATTATATTTATAACAACAAGAAAAAGATGGATAGAAATTATAAATCAGCAGCAGAATATGAAAGATTTCTTCAAGAACTTGAAAATATGCCTCTAATACCTAAAGGAACAAAATGTCATCTGTGTCCTGTTGTATTTGGAATCACATCTTTATCTTGGGTGCCTTATAACAATGATATGGTTCCTATGTGTTTCAGTTGTGCTCATTAATATTTCATTCATATTTATATATTTATATATTTATATATAAATATAAATTATTTTGGATAGAATTCGAAATCATCATGAGACCATAACTCATAAGTTCCGTTTGGAAGTCTCCTTTTTAAATAATATTTTGGAAGTTTTCCGAGTTCAAATTCTCTCATAGCAATATCATAACTTTTAATAATATTTTCAGACTCTACTATTTCAGGAATAGTAGTTTTCTTTTTATTATTAAGTTGTTTCACTCTTTTAGAAATAATAGTAGTTTTTTCATTCCACCACATTATGGGAGGTGTTTTCTTTTCTTTAGAGTACATATCTTTAAAACGGTCGTCTGTTTCGATGACATCAAGTAAATCTCTATCTTCAAAGTCTTCGTCCATTTTTAGTATAATTTCATTTTATTTATATCATTTTTGATTTCGGATATACTCTCATATTTTTGATTTCGGATATACTCTCATTCTTCAAAAATAACTCTTCTCTTGGATTTATTATCTTTTTTACCACCTTTATTCTCCATTTTTTCGGTAAAATTAGTCCCGATATTAGCTAAAATCTCAGCAAAACCCTTGCCATCACCACCCATCATTCCTTCAAAAATTCCTTCTAAACCATCTGATTCTTGTCCTGAAGAAGCTGCTGCTGTACCATTTTCAATATTATCAATTGTTACTGGATTGTCTAAAATCTTATCCACAGCAGTTCTGATAACATCTGTCATTGATTCACCTCCAATATATTTAGAGAGGAATTTCAATCCTAAGAAGATAACAATACTCCATCCAAAAGATGTAAATATTCTCCATTCTAATGGTTCTGGTTTTCCCCCGCTTCCACCTGAAGTAGAATAAAAACTTTCACCGATTTCAATCATCAATTGATTATGACGATACATTCTCTTTAACTCCATTTTGGTGAAACCTGACATTGGGATACCAAAAGCTTTGATAGCAATGAATTCTAAAGCCATCAGTGAAAGAATATAACTAAGTTGAATCTGACCTAAATTCATATTAACATAAATATTTTTAATAATAGAATGATAGGTTGTATGAATTCTCATAATTTTCCTTCCCTCTGGAAATTCTATTTTTCTATCCGGATAGTTCATCTTCAAGTTTTCGTATTTAATACGGAAAGCTTCGATACACATATCTTGTATTTTTTTTGATTCCTTGTCATAATTAGGTTTACCCGGATTTGTAATTAATTCATTCACTCTTTCATTTATTTCATCTTCATCTGAAATATCTATCACTGAAGCAGTAGGTGACGGGATTGGTGACATTCTAGGCGATACTCTTTTTGGAATATTTATTGTTGGAATATTAACTTCATCTCTGATTTCAGGAATCTCTAATTCTTCTTTTTCTGGATTTTTCTTGACAGATTCTCTTTTTCTAATAGGTGTTGTTAATCTAATAACAGGTGTTTGGGACAATAAATCACTACTTATTTCAGGTGGGGGGTCAAAAACTACTTCCCTGTCATCTTCATCATCACTAGAGTCTTCAAATTTATCTCTTTTAGTGGGAGATACTAAATCCTTTAATCCAAAATGTCTTTTTAATATATCATTCGAATTTTCTTTATCGTACATTTTCTTTAGTAGATTCTTTAAAACTTATTATCAATATAGTATTTTTTATAATTTTATTATAAAAAAATTAATGATTGAATTCGCTAAAAAGGTCTATTATTTTTCTAGGAGTCAATCTTAGTTTTGGATTCCACTTTAAACAACCCTTTATCGTTTTATCGATAGTATCATTTTTTAATTTAATATTATCTTCTATAATATATGTATCTTCCATGTTATCACAATTACAAAGAACAGGTAAATTATTTACATATTTTATATTATTACTATAGAGCTCTGGAAATAGTTTCTTGGGCGGCATTCCAAACCTTATCATCATCATTAGAAAACATTCTTCTTCTTTAGTATATTGCAGTAGAATTTTATAATTAACTAATTCGTAAATGATACATCCTAAAGACCAGATATCTATAGAAAAGCTGTAATTTCTCCTAAAAATAACCTCAGGTGCTCTGTAATAAACTGTCTGAACTGGTAGCATTTTTGTTTTTTTATTATTGTAACAAGAAATACCAAAATCGCATATTTTAAATAAATCTGAATTGGAATCATACAAAATATTTTCTGGTTTCAAATCGCAGTGAATTATGTTTTTTTCTTGTAAAACTTGAAGTGCTTCTGCCATATGTAAAATAAAAAACTCTGTCGCGATATCTTCTTTATTCTCTATCATTTGTTTCAAATCTTGTTGACAATTTTCAATGAAAATGCATTTCTTAAAATCTCCATTGAAATAATTGTAAAATTTTGGAAAATAGTTAGTTTCTTCAAGAAGTTCTGAATAGATATTAACCTCATTGATAAAACTTTTTTCATTATCAATTTGTTTGGAAACAAATTCGTTTCCATTTCTGTCTTTACATAAATAAATTTTACCAAAACCCCCTAAACCAATTTGTTTAATAGCTTTAGAATTTTCAATATCTACAATTTGTGACATATAATTTGATTTTTTTTATTTCTAATATTTATATTATCATTTTTGTATATAAATTTGTAAATTTATTATATATAATAATAAATTAATATATTAACCACTATGATAATTTTTGGTTATCACTCGATGAGTTATTCCATGAGGACAATGACCGTTAACACCAGAATGATTTTCATCAAGTGTATAAGATTCACCGTTTTCGTCAGTTAATAGGATAGAAGCATTGGACCGAAGAATGGGAGAATTAACTCCATTGTAAGGACATTCAACATCATTACATCCGATATAAGTTCTGGTAGATTTTCCGTCAGATAATACAATAACATCTGTTACTTCTTGATTAATAGGAATAAATTCTTCATCAATTTCCATTCTTTCTACTATCATTTCCGCCATTTTTAATTAATTATATCTTTTTCTATTTTCAATTTTAGTATTATAGAAAGATATATAAATACAGAGATATTAGAAAAAGATATAAATACAGAAATATTAGAAAGATATATAAATACAGAGATATTAGAAAGATATATAAAAATATTATGAAGGTAAAATTGAAATTTGAAAGAAGATAAAAAGATATAAAAATGGAGAAACTATTGAAAGCCATCAATAAGAATCCAGAAAAGTTTTTGGAAAAATTAGATGAACCCAAACTTGAAAAAATTTTAGTTTACGCTTCTGACAAATATTACAACGATGAACCTGTCATTGACGATGATGTTTATGATTTATTGGAAGATAGACTCCGTGAGTTAAATCCAAAAAATAAGATTTTGGGTAAGACAGGGGCTCCCATCAGAGGAGATATTGAAAAAGTCAGACTTCCGGTCTGGTTGGGAAGTTTGGATAAAATCAAGCCAGATACTCGGAAACTAGAAATCTGGTTAGAAAAATACACTGGACCTTATATTATTAGTGACAAACTCGACGGAATTTCGGGTTTATTGGTTTATAAAAAATCTGGAAAACTCTCTATCTACACACGAGGAGACGGAGAAGTTGGTCAAGATATTTCTTTCTTAGGAGGTTATTTAAAACTCCCAAAATTGAAACAAGATATTTGTATCAGAGGAGAGTTTGTTATGAAAAAGAAGACTTTTGAGAAGAAGTACGCTAAAGTTACTTTTCCAAAAGCAAGAACAGCTGTCAATAGTGTAGTCAATTCTAAAAAACCAGATATCAAAGTAATCAAAGACATTGATTTTGTTGGTTATGAGATTGTCAAAAAGAATGGAGATA